CAGGGATTGAACTGACGCCTGTTGCCGGGTTCTGCATCACGTATGCTGAAAACGTCGATGAGTAATTTAACTGAATTGGATAGCCAGATGCAGGTATGTCGTTCGCAACTAATGGGCTATTGTTACCTTTGACAATGTTAACTGCGCTAAAGACCATAGAGCCTATTGTCAATTGCAATGTTGCAGGCCCTGTGTTGGCACTAATTGCTTGCACAATTAAAGGCATGCCTGCGGGAACTGTTGCCAGATCGCCCGCAATTGCCGCCGATAATGCGTTTGCTGTCCCGCCTGCGATTGAGAATGAATATGCGCCTTGTTGCAATTGATCGGGTTGAGCAAAAGTGGCTTGTGTACCCGCTGTCGGATAGCATGAGACATAATCCCCAACTAACCACGCGCGCGCAGTAGTATTTTCTTGACCGCGAACAACGGTAATTGTGTCGCTTGATTTCGCGGTACCGTACATAATTTCATGAATTAAACCGGTCGCGGCGTCGGTCATTGTTAAAATAAAATATTGGCCACTTGTCGGCGATGGAAATAACATGCCGGTATTAGGTGTCAATTGCAAAGCGGTCGAACTATTTGAGATCGCAGCCACAAGGTTACTGGTCGCATTGTTCGCAAAAATTAATTTACTCATAATTAATAAGTGACCGTAAAGTTGTATTGGAATGGCAATGATAAAACTTGCTGATTGATTGCCTCTTGAAGCGAAATTGCGCTTGCCAAATTTGCTGCAGATGCTGCAACAAAAGTAGGTGATACCGCAATAGTAACATTTCTTGCCGAAGAAAAAGAGATGCTTACAATATATGTATTATCCAATGGTGTTGAGATACCGTTTTGCATTGTCAAAAATCTAACGACTCGGTTTTTTAACCAGGACATTGTAAATTGTTTGCCGTCGCCCGTATATAAATTCCACGTTAAAATCCTTTGATAAATATCATCATTGACTGGTGTCAGATTTGTGTTGCCGGAAATTTGCGGCGTGTCGTAAGCGATCGTGTTGTAGTCGTTTGAGTTATACGTGCCGCCATATACAGTGACTGCGCTTAATACTGGTCGATTTATTCCATATAAATTTGTGGCAACCCAATCTAACGCATTGCCGAATTGTTGACTCCACACGGGTAGATTTAAATTATTAATTTGATTTAAATATTGTTGAGATATTGTATTGTACGTAATAAAGAAAGCGTCGGTGTCTGCATCAGGAGTCCACTGGACGTAAGCATAGGCAGGCAAAACTGTTTGCGCAGAAGGTGTTGCAATCGCAGGCAATGCTGCGACTTGATATTCGATAGCATATCCGTCAGCCCAATATCCATCTTCAACGTAGCCAAATCCCATAGTTAAACCTGTGTAATTGTGATTGCAGCAACGGTTGTTTGAAAATACGATTCAGGATCGCCATAAATGACACCCGTCCCAGCAACTGGTGAAGTCACGATGCCGTTAATAGTGACAACGAACGTCATTTGCGAAATTAACGTAATATCCAATAACGTCGCAATTGATTTTTTAAATGCCGCTTGCATGTCATAAATATTAATTGGCTGACCAACACCGATACCGTTGATATATGAATCTAACGCAGGAGCTCCCGCTGCCGCAACCGCTGTGGCAGAAACGTAATTTGTGGCAATGGAATTCCACGTCAATGCAACGCTGACCTGCTGTGCAGGCGGAATTACAAACGGGATACTGTACGTGTCGGGGTAATCATTAATGGAGACGACAATGTTGCGTAAATTTGGTGTGATATAGGCACTATTGGTCGTATATGTACCGTTGCCCGATCCGTCATATGGCGTGTAGCCTAAATTGGTCGCAGTTCCCGGGTTTGATGCCAGCGGATAAGTAAACGTATTGGCGCCGGTTCTGGTCAACGTGTACGCGCCGTTATATGCCGTCGGCGTACATCCGTAAATATTACCCGCAGTCGTCCCGCTTGGTAAATTGTGGGGTTCGGTTGTCGTTACTGTTACGGTTCCGGACGCCCATGCGATTGATGCGATTGCCACATTCAATGTGAACGTTGTTTCGGTCGTTACGGCTGCGATGAAATTGATTCCGCTGGTATCGGTTCCCCATGATCCACCCGCCGCACCGACCAATTGCATGACTTGTCCACTCGAATACCCGTGATTTAAATTTGTGGTCACAACCGGGGCGTAAACTGATGTAATGGAAGCCGCAAGAATGGTTGAGCCAACCAAATTGTTAAAGTCAAACATACCTTGATAAATGGCATTCGCGACTTGATAGGGATCGCCTCCACCGCAGATAATTTTCCAATTCGAACCAACGGCAGTAAGTGAAATTAAATTCGACTGTACGCCCGATACGTTTTGCAATTGCGTCTTTAAAAATTGAGGGAACCCTTGCGCGACAGCTTGACCAGCTTGAATGACTTGCGCTTGGTAGCTTTCGAGTGACTGAGTGGTTTCGCCAGGCAAACCGCTCGTTGTATTTGTGCAGGTCATCGTTATACCAGTCGGCAATGATGTCACTATCTGAATGACCGTACCAATAGGAACTGCCCAAGACCCCGGATTGACTGCAAGGCAATACAACGGCTGAGATTGACCCGAGGCTGATATGGCACCCCCATCCTGCACAATGTATTGGTTCGTGCCATCACTGACTACAAAACCGGCATTGATTACAAATCCATAATTCGAACTCAAAAAAGTGACGTATACGCTTGTGTTTGAACCTTGACCTTGCGGTACTCCATATTGCATACCTAGTTGGTACAAAACAGGCGGGTTTGCAAATGGGGGAGCAATTGAGTTACCTAGATCAACAATCCCCTGATCCTGTACGACGACGGCACCCGTGGCTGTACTCGCCAAATCTTCAATTAATGAGCCCGGTAAATTGGCAGTCAATCCTGGCGATAACGCCTGTGCGTCACTAATAATCGTAGCGTTTAGGGTCGCCGGTGGAGTTGGGATAAATCCCGCTGTAGTAATTGTTGGCATTAACTTACGATCTCCTGCACAGGTGTGCCGTCCAATAAAACGACAGAAACGTTATAGGTCGGCGGAAATGAATTGGCCACCTTCGTAATGATCAAACTTGAAAAATATTGCGAAAATTGCGTTTGAATTGCATTAACCGCAATATCTGGCGCAATTTGAGTGGTGACGGATTGATAGGCCGGAATGCCCGCTGACGCATAAAACGGGCTTTCGCCCTGAACCAGCCGCAAATTTTGGATAAGCGTCGCCAACCACACATATGATGTTTGCGTGATTTCCTGCCAATTTCCATTTGCATCTTTGCCGTATGTTCTCATGGCCCCACCGGTCCAGATTCGCTCGTGCCCGTTTGCACCAAAGTGTGCTTGTGGCTTAAATATGGATTGCCATTAATCGTCAAAATGCCAGTAATTGCAATTCCGCTTGAATTTATAACGACACTATTGCCACCATAATTTAAATTTATTTGGTTTTCAGAAATTATAACACTTGATATACCGTCGATAGTTTGAATTACTGCGCCGTTTGGTGCGGAAAGAACCACGGCATTCGGGTCGATCGTTTCCCAATTTATGTTACCAATCGGAATAAATGACAGGCCGCCCAAATTGCTGGGGGCAACTAAGGGTGCCATACCGTTACCCAATCCAGTAACGCCTCCCAGTCGTACATCAGCGGCAACGCAAATGCCAAAATCACCAATTTGTATTGGCACTCTTACGTACTTGCTACCCAACGTGGCACATGTGACTGGTGGAAACGTGAATTTTACATTGCTTGAGTCCACATCGAAGTTAACCGTCACAATTGCCCCGTTAACTGCCGTCACATGACACGGCAATACGGGGCCAAGTTGACCCAACGCGTCAACAATTCGTTGATCTGTGAATTGATTAATCGCCCTGGAAAAGGGGGTCTTTTGTGACGTGCTCATGATAGCGACAAGCCTTTAATTATAGCGTCAATTACCGTCACCCATCCGTTGGCATCTTTTTGTCTTGAACTGCCAACATGGCGAATGCTGGTGACTAAAAATTTACCGCCGAACGAAATTAAGTTGCGTACTTGATTGACGCCCGCAGCAGTGTTTACGGTCGGAGCATTTGCCGGAAACGTAATTTCATCGCCCACGTTAACGTCAGATCGCATAACTAGTTTCGCCTGAATTGTGGCTATATCCAACCACGTCAGATTGCCGATAATGTCCTGATAATTCACAGTGATGGTATTCGGTGCGGGTCCGGTTCCGTCAGTGATATAAAATCCATTCGTATTAACAGAAACGATGCATCCCAGGTAATAGTCCTGATTAAGAATATTTTTGCTTGTTTTATTTAAATAATCAGTAAACGATTTCATTGTATGAAATAACCCCGGCTGTGGCTCAGGCGTAACCAATGATTCAGACAGTTGACTGAGGGGGTCAACGTTTAGCCCATATGCTGCATTTAAAGTGTTTGTAATGGCCTGTAGCATAGTCTGACCAGGTTGCCAATTGAACGACAAATTTGCGGGTGTGCTTGAGTCGATCGCAAATGGCACAATGACAAAATTTAAATTGACTGTCAGACCTTGATAATTTCCGAATGCTTGTAAAACGGTTCCCTGAATTAAAACCCCGGCTTGGCTCGGTGTAGCCAACGGCAAACCTTTCGACATACCGCCTTTAACAACAATGCGACAATTATTAAAATCGGATGCTTGCGTGAGGTAATCGAACGGGATTCCCCAAATAGTCACAGTGCTATTTTGTGACGGCAAATGAAAAACTCCTTGCCACACGTCAATGTCTGCACGCAACGCCATTGGATTATTCGATCCGTCAGCATTCAACGTCGAAAATGTCGTAGTTGCCTGACCGTCCGGGCTCGTAATGATCAATTCGTAATAGCGCATTATGGCGTCACTTCAAAATTATTCGTACTGACACGATAGACCAACGTGGACGTTTGAAAGTAATTGTTGACCAGATTGATATCGTAATCAGGAGGTGATCCGATTAATGGTCGCAGCATAATTAACGTTTTTGACGTGTTGTAAATGCCGATGTAATATCGTTGCCCATACACGTTCCACGTCACTATGGCTACATACGCCACGCTGTCCAGCGTCAAATTAAATTGGAACGGGGCGTTCGGCTGTGGGTTAAATTGAGTATATGTCGTCATAACGTAAATGGTGCCGCTGAGCCATTCCAATTTGTCTGTGTTGGCGTCCCGTTCGTCGTATTGTTCATGAAATTATTCAATTGCGTAGTGGCCGCGGCCAAATCAATCAATGGTTGAGCGAAGTCCCATTTCCACACGGCTTGCACCTGCTTGTCGTTGTTTCCGGTCATGTCAGTTATTTTAGTCAATAGAATGTTTTGATAAACGTACCCAGGCGTATTTACTTGAAAGTAGCCGCCCTGCGAAATGTGGTTTTGGATTTGATTTTGCAAAGACGTTAACGTGTTTAGTTTTGACAAATAGTTATTTGTAGGGTCGGATTGAGCGGGGCAAATCATTTCAAGGCTGACACGCAGCGGTTGCATAAGACCTGCATTCGCGGCGACGACCATGTTGGCGAATGGATATTCGGCATATTCCCAATCGACAATCGTGCCGCCCGGCGTAACTTTGAACGTGGCAAAGTCTGTCGATTGTAGTAAATCAGTAATCAACATTTGATGGTTTTGCGCATCTTGCGCAATGCCTGCCACCAATATAATTGGTGCGACTGCAAAATTTTGCTCAAATATAGTTAAGTCGCTCATTATTTCATCGCCGTCGCAATTACGTTCAAATCGCTACCCGCAGAAGTCGTAACGTTGATGTTGAATTTATGCAGGTAATCAGTCGTTTCTTTCGGTAGCCGAGAATAGCCCTTGTCGCCACGAATATAGTGATCCAAATTACCCTCACCCCAATTGTACGCAGCCAACGCGTCGGCCAAATTATCGTGGTATTTTTCCATCAAATGATGCAGCAATTTACCAGTACCTTGCGCAGAATCTTTTAAATTAAACGAATCGGCCACGCCGTATTGCTTTGCGGCGTCCGGCTTGAGTTGGAAAGGGCCTTGTGCGCCTTTCTCAGACACGGCATTGTTATTACCACTAGATTCAATAAATCTAAGTTTTTCTAATAAACCTTCGGGCAATTTATTTTTCGATTCCACACTTGAAAAAAAGGTTTCAAGTTCTGGATGATTGGATTTGTCATATGCAATTTTATACTCTAATTTTTTTCTATATTCTACGAACTGATCAGTCTGATCAGGTTTTGCATTTGGGTCGACTTGTTCGTTTGGATTTAAATATTGGTGCAAATTGCCCTGCGATAAAAACCCAATAAAATCGCCCAATCCTTTCCCAGTTAAGCTAAAAATATCAGTGGCAGTATCGATCCCGCCACCAATTTTAAGCATGTATTTCCCCATGTCAGACAGCCCTGTAAAAAAATCAGACATGGCTTGTTTACTTTTTGGAGAATTTAACCACTCTGTGAGATTTTCAAGCCCGTTTTTAACTTCGTCACTTTTTAAAAATGCAGCAATGGCGCCGCTAATCGCTTCAGCCAAATTTGATAGAGGTTTAGCCAACGGAGCGAGTGCTCCAACCAACACGGTTTCAATTACGTCACCAGAACGCTTTAGTTGCGTCCAAAAATCTTGCATCGATTCGTTTTCTTTATCGGAATTTGCTAATTTTTTACGATCTTCCTGAAAGGCTTCGATCGTTTTATTTAATTCTTCTTCACCATTTCTAGTCGCGTTCGCCAGTCGCCGTAAATCTTCCATAGGGAAAATTTCGGTCAATTTCATCGCTTTGGCGGTTTGTTCGTTTTCGCCGCCACGTTTAAATAAACGCACGGCATTTTTCATTAAAGTCGGCAACATTTCGGCAGGATTTTCCCCTGCTTTACCACCAAGCATTGATAGGATGTATGAGCGCGACAGATCACCTTTAATGTCGGCAATATTACCTAATGCATTTTCAGGATTGATATACTTCCCGAAGTTGACCTTCGCAGCTCGCAGGTCTCCCGTTGACGTACCCAAACCTTGCGCCTGGCGACGCGAATCACTGGTCGACGACGCCAATGTGCCAAGACCAAAACCACCAGCGATCGAGCCGAACGTCATCCACTTGGCAAGTGATAGCCCGATTGAAAAAAAGTTCTTAGCCACATCGGCGCTAAACTTGATTGTCTCCCTGAGGTCTTTATTTAAATTTTTAATGCTCTTGTCTACATCGTTTTGGGATTTTTTAAGCGAAGCAGATAGTTCGCCCAGTTTTGAGTTGTACGCGGCATTTTTTGCAGAGTCGGCCTGAAACTTCGCTACGTCATTTTTCATTGATTGAAAAATTTTTGCGAATTCTGTGAATTTATCAAGTCCGGTTAAATCAAGCTGGACAACACCTTTTGCGTCTGCCATCTAATCACCTTTTTTGCGATGCTGGGTTATGTGGCGTTGTCGAAAATGTTGTGCGTCAATCCAATCGCCCGAATATTTTTTGATGAATGCGCTAAACATCGACCCAGAAATTAACGACAATAAATGATTAACTATGCTGTCGCCTTCTCTTGCGTAGTTTCGGTTTCTGTCAACGTCGTCAAGCCAGTCATGTACACCATACAATCCGATAACGTAAGTTCCCAGCCGCGTATCCGACCCGACATTTCCAAAAATGCCGTTCTCAGTTCCTTTGGCCCAGCCAGCGAAATTGACGTAAAAAAAATGAGAGCGCTCATCACCTCCGCTTCTTCGTCCTCGTCGAGAAAGTCACGCGCAATAATTGTGGATAAAGGGAGTGCCTTCCAGCCGGATTCGTCAGCAAATACCACATTGGTCAATCGAATAATTTCCTGACACAATCCGAACTTTACGCCGGATCGATCAGCTGGATTTTTTTCATTCTCCCACGTGCCTGCTTGGCGGGCAACTTTTTTTAAAGCCGGATAGGCAATCTGGGGAGCAGACAACGCAGTGTGTGACGGGTTGTCCGAGCTAAAGCATTCGTCAAAAACTTGGCCTAGTTCGAAGTAGTAAGTTTCAAATACGTCACGCCCAATAGGCACAGAATGAACGAAAATTTTACCGTGATTTTGAGTCGTCACGGGGATGACCAAATTAAGTTTTTTATTGATGCGCATCACTGCATCCTTTTTAAAATTATGCTGCTAAAAATAAAGCGGAATTGATCGAATAAGTACCTTTGATAGTGACGACCCATCCAGCATCTTTACCGTTTAACTTTATCGGCTGCACTGAACTCAGCACGCAATTATTGAACTGGTAAGGCGTCAGCGCCAACGTATCAGGAACAACTGTCACGGAACCCACATTGCTGTTGGTTTCAATCTGGTTTTTGTAGATCGACGCCATACCCTGCGACCTGACCAAATGAATTGTGACGGTTCGGGGCTAGGTACGGCCCCAATCATTGTAGGAATAAGTTGCGAGACCTCACCTTCTAAGGCGATATCAATGCCGTCTGGCGTGAGGAATGCGGCAATCACGTTTAATAACGGATTCGCTCCGTAAAAAACGCTTGCTTGCAGCCGATTTAACGAACCTTGTGGAATGGCCGGATTTGACATTTAATTAGCTCCCAGTCGGAATTTGTGAAGCGGTCAGATTAATCGTAATCGACGTAAAGCCTTTGCGCGGCGTAAATGTCACAGCAAACCCGCGATAAATGCCAGCGGTATAGTCACTCGGATTTGACGCGATGTAGGCGGCAAACGTGACTGCTGTAGACGTGTATCCGGTCAAAATTACACCAAACGCCACGGCGCTATTTGTACAGAAATTATTGATTACTTTTTCCAGCGCGTTGATGCCTGCTTGGTTGTAATACAGCGGATTTTGTGGAGTATTGGAACCGTTGATGACAGCGGCAGACAATTGCTGTTGCAAATTGATCGACATGTAATCGACGCCATACCAATATGACCACACGTTACCGTCTGCATATTGCCCGCCCATGATCAACGTATTGCTGATGCCGCCCTGCGCACCTGTGCCAATCCAGTTCATAAATGCGGCTTTTAGCGTCGTCACTTGCGCGTTGGTCAGAACATACGGTGTCACACCAGAAACATATTGATATAGCAGCGGCAGCATCAAGGACGCCGCGCTAGGATTTGTAAACAGCATATTATAGAACGCAGCCGCAGCACTAAATTCAGTCACTGGCGCAGTCGGGCTTGGCAACAGAGCAAAAACCGATTTAATGCCCGACCAATTCGTATATGTGGAAATTGTGGTACTCACCGTAAAATACACTTGCGCTGTCGTACCGGTAAAATTACGGCACATGGTCGGCGCTGTTGATTCAACATCCCATGTTGACGGCAATAGATAATTATAAATTTGCAATGTTGGCGCATTAATGTACGCCTGCAATTCAGTGACGCCAACCGCAGTTCCGTTCGTGCCGAGTTCTAGAACATAGCACGCGAGATTCGAACCCTGAGCAAAGAACGTATTAGCCATCGCGGTAAGCTGCACCGCCGAACCGATTTGAAACGTACCTAACGCGGTTTCTGAACCCGGATTAGTGCCAAGCGGATAAGTCAAAGTTTCCGCACCAGTCGATGTGCATTGGAATGTGCCGTCATAACCAACCGGGGAAACACCCGCAATCACGCCTTGAACAATTTGTCCGGTCGGGATGTTGTGAGGTGCTGCTGTCGTCACAGTGACGATATTTGACGCCCACGTAATCGACGTAATGGCGTTGGTCGGGGTTAAAATGGCGGTTAAGTCTGCAACCTGCGTAATGAGCGTGACGCTATTGGCTGCCTTAGTTGTGCCACCTTGCGATACAAATGCGCCGGTTTGCTGCAACGTTGACGGGGATGAGCCGACAACCTGCGCAACGTTGACGTTTACAATGTTGTTGGTCATGTCTTACCCCAATTAAACGTAGCTGATTGATGCAACCATGCCGGTACCTGGCGTAAATACGATGCCTACCAAGCACGGGAAATCAACGTCATAACTACCCACAGTATCGGGAATTGAAATGACCAAATTTGCAGCGGCAACCGCCCCTGTGGTCAGCACATCACTAATCGTCCCGTTCGTAGAGCCTGCCGTAGTAACGTTGACTTTACAAATTCGACCCGGCGCGGCTTTGATCACCGTGGCGGCAGAAACGTTTAAGGCAGATTTATTACCTTTGCCGGTCAAAACGTTGTTGAGATATTGCGGTACAAGTGGGTTTTGCGGCATGATAATCGTCCTTTAAGTGGTTGGCGTCAACGTGACGAACGCCGAAATAATCAATTTTTGAGCAACATCCAACGCATTAGTCTGATAATAACTTACTTCAAATGTTATCACTTTTTTCTGAGCAATGATACCAAATTCAGTTTGATTAATTTTGGCATCCCGAACAGTTGGGCTATTTAGAATGCCAATGTTATCAGTTAGCAGACTGTAATTAAAAACACTTGTCAAAAATGGTTGAATTTCATAATTTCTTGACCCATACACCTCGATCGTAACCACATCGCGCACCAACTGATACGTTGAGCTATTTTGCTGCGTCACCATAAATGATTGCAACGCTGACGTATCGTCTTGTCCGATATGAACCGTGGCATACGGGGGTGCCATGTTTTCTGGAGACAAAAACGAAGGGTATAATGTAAATGGAATAGTTTCCGCGCCAATAATCGGCGATGTGTAAGTGTTCAACGCCAGCCAGATCGGCAAACTATTTGAAGCAATAACGTTAGTCGTATCAAACCCGGTCAGAGTATTGATAATCTGACTATCCATTATTGAATAAACAGCATGCCCTGAATAGTGGTACAAATCGGCTTGCTGATAGTAATTCGCCTGGTGCCGAAATGCGTATTGAACCCCGTCATCTTCGGCGATGTACATTAAATAGGGATTGTTTTGATTTAAATCATTGACTGGCGTCAGCGATGTGAATACCAACGTATTTACCGAAGCATACCTGTCGCGCTCTTGCTCCAACGCCGTCGCGTGGTGCAACGACCCTTGAACGACGATTGAATTTGGCGGCGTAGTCGAATAAGTCACACCGCCCATTGCAATTGCTGCAGCGATTTGCCCGGACGTAAGCAGATTAGCATTTACCCAAAAAACATACCCGTCGAGCGGTAAAATAGTTTTTACGTATAGAGTAAAAGTTACCGTTTGATTTAACGATAACGTGTTGAGACCTTCGGCAAGTCCGGCACCAAGTTGCGATTTAGCGGATATTGATTCTGCGACGGTCGTCATTATTCAACCCAACATTTTAAAGACGCTTGCATAATGCCGCTGTAGATAAATGACGGACGTTTTGCACCATAAACGCGCACGTATTTTGCTCCCTTACGCACTTTGGAAATTGATTTTTTATTTTTAGTGCGCAACGTAACACCGGACAATGCTGCCTGCGTTGGGACTCCAACCAGACCAATACTTTCATCTTCGCCCAAACTGATGAATTGCTTAAATCGATTTGTTATCGAGTCGCCCGCGTCAGCAAATGCGGCGCCAGTCGGTTCGCCGTTTAACAATGCGGAAAACATATTTGTGGCATCTTGCGTTAATTCTTTGGCGATAAAATCAATATTAGTTGCAGCAAACGCGCTAAATAAATGATAGCGTTTTTCTAAAGATTGCGCGACCTCGAATGACGAGCCACCTTCCGGTTCCGGCACGTCAATCACGCCAATTTGCAAGATCACGATATCCCCCAGAGAGACCCCATGCTACCCATGAAAGCAAGTGCTTGCCGCCCGTAAGGATTGGTCGCCAGTTGCAAACTGAGCAAATCCATATTAGACAGTTGTTTGCCGACAACCATCCCCTGATGCGTGGTTTCATCACCGGCAGAATTGATCACACCGGCCACAAAGCTGTTCATGCCGTAGGTCTTACGCGCATTGGTAAAAAATGTCTGTCCGGTTTGATCCTGCGCGTACATCAGCAATTGGCTGCCCGCGATGTTGTACGTGGTCAAGGTCTGAATATCAGGTAATCCCGGCATGTCTGGCACAATTGCCAGCGCCACTTGGAATGCATAAGTGTACGCGCTGGAGCCGTCCGGGATAATTGTTGTCGTCACGCCCATTACTGCCTTCGCCCAGGCAATAAAGCCGGTAAGCGTTGGCGGCGAAACGATTGGGTCAGAATCCACAATTAACTCCGGTTTTTACGACGGCCACGACCTGATTCAATACCGTCACGTTGCACAGTGATGGTCTGATTTAATTTCGGCGCATTATCAGTAACGCCCTGTTTTTCCTCGACGACTTCAATTTGAAGTGGTTTAGTTTGGCGAATACCCATCTGCTGGGCAGTGTCAGCCATAATTTTATCACTGGCGACGGCGCCAACTTTTTGCGCTTCAATAGCGCGGTCAATTGCATCCTGATCACGCTGTGATAATCCAGCTTCAATCGCTTCGATGCTGATCGCTTTATTCAATTGGTACGCAATGCCGCAGAAACCTTTTTTAATTTTAGCCACATCGTAGAACCCATAAGGTTCGTGCTGTTCGATTACGCGAGACAATGTATCACGATTGTCAAACTCTAATGCGATTTGCTGGCCCGGCTCAATTTCACGCATGAACTGACGCGAATTTTCGGGCAGCATGTAGCCGAACCGATGGCGCTGTTTAGTGCAATTGGCAATATATAATTTTTCCATGAGAACACCCGTAATATGGTGAGGGCAGATGATGCGAGACAATCACCTGAGCAATCGACTCCCGCCCTCGTTGAAGCATTACCCTGGCATCACTCAGGGCAAATTATCTTAATATTGGGCAGAGAGCAGCGTAAACGCTTCAGGACGAATACCCCAACCAGGCGTTGCACGTTGAGTGTACAGCACGGTTGTGCCACCATCAGCAATTGGCGTCGGGATTTCAGTCGGTGCAGCAACGTCAGTCAACATGACCGATGTAGCCAATTGATTAGGAGCCAGACCTGGGAATTGATTGGTGTCAACCATCGGATTTTGACGGTTAATTTTCAATTCAGGAAAATTCATGATGATCAAATCGGTACCGCTTGCACCTTGCCCAATCAACGTATCATCTGCCACAAATTCAATCTTGTCGCCACCCACGCGGTTCGCGATATCTTCAACCACACCTGCAGCAACATCCACACCGGCACCGATGCGTTGAAATTGCGTCAACGATACGATACCACCATAGCCGATCTGGCTGACAAAGCGTTGCGGCGCACAGAATGTCACGCGCAACGGTACGCCAATGGTGTTGGTGCGGACTTTAGCGGCACCAATCATATTCAGCAAAAATTGCGCTAATTGCCCGCTGTCCCACGTGGAGTACCCCGGATTACCGTTGGAGTCCGAACCCAGATTCTGAGTCGTCGCGCCGTTGGTATTGACCAGACCTTCGCCGTTTGTAGGATTGAAACCATACAGCAAAGCGTTACGCAATTGCTGCGCGATACCTTGACGTGCCGCCAGGCGCATACCTTCGGGCAAAGAATAACCCCAGTTTCCGGTTGCGGCAGTGTCAAAATTATCGTACTGTGCTCGGGTTTGCATACGATATGTCGGTGTGCTGATCATCGAAGGGATGATCGATGCGGATGGCAATTGATTTACTGTTGACTGATTGGCAGAAACCTGTGTAGTCAGTTGCAGTTTTTTTGCATAGACGTACAGATCATTTTCACCGATACGAACCATCGGATTACCTGTAGCAAGCAGATCAAATGCGCCGGTTGCCAAACTGTACTGCATGATCAATTCGGGCATCATGTAGTGAGGGTTTGCCGTAATAAAGCTAGGGG